GGGCATGGGATTTTCCTTCAGCCATGAGATGAGGAAAGGGGCGAGCCGAAGCCCGCCCCATCACGATTACGAGGTGGTGTTGTCGTAGATGCCGCCCGACGACTTTTCGTTGCGGCAGACCAAGGTCAGTTCGGTGACAACCTGACGCTTTTCGTTGTCGCCGGTCTTGGCCAGTTCTTCGTTCTTGGTCGCACGCAGAACGCCAACGGCCCACATGTCGTCCTGCATGATGAACACATCCCGGCCACGGTTTTCGCGGGTCGGTTTGAATTCAACAGTACCCCACGGGGTGACGTAGACGGCCATGTGCTTGATGACCTTCTCAGCTTCAGCCGTGATGTTGGAACGCTGGTTGTTGTTACCAGTGAAGCCCAGAGCGAGGTTCATCTGGAACGCCGACAGGTACACCGAGTCCGGCTTGCCGCCCGAAACCCAGATCGCCTGCATAACAGAGTCGAACTTGGTCTGCGAGAATGCAGTCGGGGTGCCGTCGTCGGTGCGGGCGTTGGAGCCGTCGCCGGTCGGGTCAGCACCGCTGTTGCCGGATTGGAAGTTGGTGTTGGTGGTCAGCCAAGCCGGGACGCCAGCCATGCGGCGAGCGGTCGTGGCATCGCCAGCAACTTTTGCTTGGTTCGCGAACATTGCCTTTTCGATATCGAGCTTTTGTTCCTTCGCGATCCGCAAAACATGGTAGGCCATCTCGCGTGCGCGACCGGCTTTGTTCAGGCCAACGTCGGTGCCGGGAATGACGACCGCGTTCTTGAAGATTTGCGTCCGGTTGGTAAGCCTAGTCGTAGAAGTGCGGGCTTCAGCAATGGTGTCATCGCCTTCGATGTGGGCGTTGTCGCCCGACGAACGCAGGGCGTCGGTCTGCCACTCGTGCAGGGTGTTGGACGCTTTTGCTTTCGCGCAAGCGGTGTAGAAGGGGGTTTCTTCCGGCGAGATGTCATAGATCACGTCGGACAGGTCTTCGCGGATGCCCTTGGCATCATACGAATCGAAGGTATTGGTTGGCTGTGCCATGATGTCGTCCTTTCAGGGTTTAACGGAAAAGAAGATCAATAAAAGCCTCGGGCTTCCCTGATCTCTTTGCGGCCTTCATCTGTCGATCACGAACGATTTTCTCAGGTGCAGGCTTACGCGGCATCGGCTTCACGTTGCGCGGGGGTTCGGGCTTTTTAGCCTGTCCCTTTACCGCTGAAAGCTGATTATAGCGATAAGCGTCATACAAGACTTGCACGAGGCGAGCATCGACTGTGCTTGCCACTTCTTCAGCCGAAAGCCCGTACTTCGAAGCAAAGCCAACGAGGTTCGCCTTGAGAACAGCCGCCTTTTCAGGGTTGGCGAACTCAGGGATGGCCTCAGTCAAACGGCGGGCCTGCTCTTGCAGTTCCACTTGACGAGCCTGCTCCTGAAGCGCCGATTGGCGCTGTGCCTGCTCGTAAAGTTGCCTTTGCTGCGCCTGAAACTCTTGCGCTCGTACTTCGTATTTCGCCTTCTCCTGCATATATCCGATGGGATCACTGTCCAGCATTCGAATATCAGGAGCCTGCGGGGCCTTCATGATCCCCTGCTGTTGGACATTCTCCAACGTCGCAAGGAACTGCTGTCGTTCGCTTTGAAGGGTTTGATAGAGGCCCTCTGCTTCCTTGCGGATAGCGGCGGCCTCCTGCATTCCCTTCTGGATGTAGGCATTACCCGAATAGGACCGCTTTAGCTCGTCGAGGGTGACCTGCGTTTCCTTGCCATCTACTTTGACAGAAAACGTCGTTGGTGTCTCTGGGGCGTCGGTTTCTTCGCTTTCCTCATCCTCATCATCCTCGGCTTCAGGCTCTTCGCCGTCGTCCTCGGAATTGTCTGCGGCATCGGCCTCTTGGCCTTCATCATCCGCTTCGATTTCGTCCTCGACCTCTTCCTCTGCCGCCGTTTCGGGTTGGGCTTGGGTTTCGTCGTTCATAGGAGCAAGCAGGCTCTCAACAGCCGCTTCGATTGTATCAGTCGTTTGCACGGTCCCGATCCTGTTTTGCCTCAACGGCCTCGGCGTCTAGTCGCGCTTGGAGGGCGTCGAGTATGAGTTGAACGGCGCGCACACTTTCATGTGCCGCCGCAACCCTGTTTATATCACAGGCTGCATCTAAAAACACCCCCACCGCATCATCGCGGATTTCGCCGATCACGGCTTGGAAAACGTGATCGGCGAGGAGTGATCTGGCTTCAGAAGCCCGCTGTTTGATTAGGGACAAATGGCATCCTCGGCATCTGTTGCTCGCGCTTAATGGCGTTCAGATCAAGCTGGACACCAGTTTTTGCGAGGAGTTCTGCGGCCTTAATCGCAAGGTCTTGAGCCATGCGATCCCGCTCCAAATCATCATCCATCCGCATCTTCTCGGCGTCAAGCTGCGTCTTGGCCATGTCCGCCTGCACGCGGGCCGACATCTTCATCTGTTCGGCCTGCAAGAAGGCTGCGTTCGGATCGGACGGCTGCTGTTGCTGCTGACCCTGTGCAGCCTGCGCCGCCATTGCCAGCATCTGCTGTTCGATCTGCGGGTTCATCGGGTTGTAGTAGCGGTCAGCATTGTGGATGCCAGCCATGCCCAAGATGTCCGCCAGCGTGTTGCGGATGCCCGTCATGCTCACGATGCCGTTCTGCGGCCCGTAGGCCTGCCAGATTTGCATTTGGGTCTGCATGGTCATTTGCAGGGCTGCAATCCGATCCTCGCGGCGGTTGTTGCCCAAGCCGACGTTGGTGACCAGATCAAGGTCGTTGGTCCACGAACGCGGATCGACCGGGACAAACTGGCCGTCCAACCGCATCATCTCGTTCGGGTTCGGGTTGGCGCGGGCGATCTTGGCGATCAGATTGAACATCTGCCGCATCCCGCCTTCGGCCAAATTGCGGGCAATCAGTTCAGACACCGCAGACGCGGCCTGCACGGCGGCATTGACGCCAGCGGCGGTCTGAGACTGCAATGCGTCGGCATCCATGCCCATAGCCGCGCCTGTCACGCCTGTCTTGGCACGGATGGCCTCGTCGTAGAACTGCAAGGCTGGCAGGGCCGCCGTGGATGCGTTGCCGATGGAGAACTCACGCAGGGCGTTGATGTCCTTAACCCGCACCACGCCGCCGATCTCGTTATTGAGAAGATCGTCCATGTTCACGAGGGAGGCCACAGCCATGACGCGGGGATTGTTGGCCATCGCCAGCCCGTCCAAAAGGCCGCGCAGGAGTGACGTTGCCGCGTCCTGATCTTCGGTCACAATCTCGGCCAGCGAGCGGCCAAAGAAGGTGTGCGGCTCAGGATCGACCTCAAAGATTGCGAACGGGATGTAGTCGCACAGTTCGTAGTCCAAGATTTCGTAGTCGTTGCCAGCGCAGATGAACTTGTAAAGACGCGGAACGCCCGTGCCTTCGATGTCCATCTTCATGTAGGCTTCGGTGAACTGCACCTTCCGCATCGACGGGTCGGCTGCGTTTTCGTCGTCGTCGGTGTCATCCCAGCCACGGCGGGCCAGTTCTTCCTCATCGTCAACCGTGCCATCGGCAGCGCCGCCGAGGTTGTAGACAGTCTCGAAGTCAAAGCCCATCGCCACCAGATCGCCGACGCGGGCCTCGCTGGTGTGGCCGCAGACGTAGCAGTCATCAATGCTGACGGCCATGCGGTCCACAAAGAAGTCCTCGGGGGCCACGCTTTGGATTTTGATCTGGCCATTGGTGGACGTGCGGGCAACGCGCAGGCTGTAGCTGGCCATGCGCGGCTGGATTTCCATGCCCATGTCGTCAATCACGGCCTCGGCGATGATCGTCTCCTCTTGCGAGAGGACTTCGCTTTCCGGGTCGTTTTCGATGAAGGCAAGCTGCTCTGGCGTCAGATCGCTGTATTCGTCAATCTCAACGTGCTGCACCTCGTCGTAGTAGACCTTTGCCACGCCGACCTTCTTGATGAGGGCGTCATGGAAAACGTCAGACAGGATGCGAAAGCCGTTGTTGCGCTCGAAGATATACTTGGCATATTTGGTCGCCTGATCGGCACCCATGACGGCCTGCGGGGTGTTCGGGATGAATTCCACAGGCTTGTCGGATTGCAGGAACACGCGCATCAGGGCGGGCTTGATGGCCCGGATGGTGTCGCGCACCTTGGTTGCCACGACCCGTGAGCGGCCTTCCTCGAAGTCCACCACAGACTTGCCGTCGAAATACTTCTGCGCCTTGATGCGGTCGGGCGAGACTTCGGTTTCCACGAAGTCCACAGCCTCGCGCACCGCGCTGGTCACGGTGTTCTGGATTTCGTCTTCCGACAGGCTTTTCGGCTGCATCTGTGTCTCCGTTATTGTGAGAGAAGGCCGGGCAGGATGCGGGCCGCTTGAGTGATTGCGCCTCTAGGGTCGCGCAGCAATGCTTGCACCGGCGCAGACCGCATTGCAAGCTGGCCTGTAGCGGGAGCTAGCGCACCGGCGACACCACCCAAAACAGCACCAAGCGGGCCAAGGCCAGCGCCGATTGCGCCACCAGCGCCAGCCGCGCCAAGAGCGGCTGGCAATGCTTCAGAGAAAGAGCGCACGCCGCCCGGAAGAACCGCAGGGGCTGGGCGCAAGGTTGCTGCCGCAGAGCGGGTGAAATCGGTCATTGGCGTCGTGCGACCAACGGCATAATTTTCGCGGCCTTGGGCGCGGATCATCGACTGATTAAGCTGCGTCGGAGACAAGACGCCACCCTCTGCCGTTGCCCGAGAAGCCGCGTCACGAACGCCGATGAAGTTGCGGTATGCCTCACGAGCCTTTGCAAGCGCGGCAATATCGTCAGCCCGGCCCGCAGTGGTCAGCGCCTGATCTGTCATGTCGTCAAGCAAAGTCCGCAGGGAATGCGCCGCGTTTCTGGTTGCGGTGTCGGACGAGACGGTAAAGTCGCCAATGTCAGAACGCCATTGCTTGAGGCGCGACAACGGAACGTCCTTGCCGCTTGCAGCCAAGGCTTTGATTTCGTTTGCAATTCCGCGAATGCGAGGGGTCAGTTGACCTGCGGGAACGCGGTCAATGTAATCCGTCGCCACCTTCACCGCAGCCTGAGCCTGCGTGCGAGTTGGGACGATGTTCACACCGCTGACCGCGTCGTCCATTTGCTTGACGATTTCACGCTGCGTTGCAGCAAGATTTGTCGGAGTTGCAGTTTTTGCGGTGCTTCCAAGCTGGCGCATGGTGGCGGCTGTAAAGTCCGCAAGCTGCTCATCAGTTGCCTGAAGGCGGCCCTCCATTCGCATCAACGCCTGCGAACCTGTGCCTTGCCCGGTCGTGACATCGACGCCAGCTTCGCGCAGGACGTTTGCCATGCGGGCTGTTTCGTCGTCACCGACAAAGGCACCGGGACGAGAAGCAAGCAATGACGCCCCGATGGCTGCCCCTGTGCGCGCGTAAGGCTCAAGAGCCGTGCCTTCAGTTGCCTGACCAGCGGCCTCGCTGGCAACGCCGGGGACAGCGCCGTAGCGCAACATTGCGCTAGGTCCACCCAGAACGCCAGCGCCCCCTGCAAACTCTCCGGCTGTTGAGACGTATTCGCCAAGCAGCCCCGGAGCGACATAACGGCTTTCCGGCCCGATCACTGGGATCGACGCAAGCATCTCGCGGGTATCGGGCAGTGCGGCGAGGCCACGGGACACCATAGAGGGTTGTTCCATGCCCAGAGCGTACTCAACGCCAGCCGTACCCAGTTGGGCAAGGTTTGCTGGGATGGCGGGAACGTCGGCAATACCGCGTGCAACCGCAGCGCCACCGCCACGGATCAACTCGCCCAACCGTTCGCCGGGCGTGTCAACAGCGCCGCTGCCGACCACGTTTTCGTAGATCGTCTGGCCCAAAGTGCGCTCCGGCACCATCTGCGCCATAGCCTGCTCATTGGCCGCTGTGGCGGCTTCTGCCGATCCGGGCTGCATTTGCAGCGTGCCAGCCTTTGCGGCGGCAATGCGCCGAGACGAAGTTTCTTGCTGAGCAACGCGGTCAATTACCGCTTGGTTTGTTCCTTCGGGGAACTCAAGCACCGTGCCGTCGAAAAGTTCGATTTCGATCATTCGATGCGTCTCCCCATGCTGTCGTATCTAACTCGGCTTCCTGTCGCTGAAGTAGTCACACCAGCAGCCGTCCCAAGGGCTTTTTCTTGGGCAATTATCTGGGCTGCGGACATTCCACCCTCAATTGCTGCGACCGCGCGCTGACGCGCTGCACGCTTGGCCTCAAGGACCGCTGGGCCATCACCCGGCTGCGGAAGATACGTCACGCCGTAAAGGGCTTGTTCGGCGGGCGTGATGGCTGCGCCGGTATCTTTACGAAGTATAGCTTGCAAGAATTCATCGCTGGCCTGCTTTGCGACTTGATACTCAGGGCTTTGGACATTGCCGCGAATAACTCCGGTTGGATCAAGTTCAGCGGCTCGGCTGCCAAGGTTTGTAAGTTCCTCTGCGACAGGATCAAGAACAGCAAGCGCACCTTGCGCGCGGGTTGCAAAAACCACGTCTTTGCTTTGCGCTTCTGTAAGTGGCTTCGCCGTAGCAGCGCCCGGACCTTGAATTAGGCGGAAACCGCCTTGACCATCGCTTTCAATGGTCATGCCCTGCGGCACGTCAACGGGATAGAAGCGGCCATCCGGGCCGAACTGGCCGCTCTGAGCGCCATATGTTGCGGCTTCTTCTGGAGTGGCCCTGCGGAATTCTGGTTGAGGGTTACGCAGCTTGTCAACTTCAAGGCTCAGTTTTTCTTGCTCAAGTGCCGCCATCGGGTCAGCGGGCGTCAAAGCCATCTTTGCGGCACCAACAATGTCGCCGGTCGCCTGAGCGTATTGCAAGGCGCGCTGGGCTTCCGGCGTGTTGAGCGTGGAAAGCCACTCAAGCGTGCGGTTGCGCTCGCCTTCGATCTTGCGATCCTCAATGCCTTGCTGCAACTGCCCAATCAGCGCCTGATTTGGGTTCAGCGTCATACCCTCAAGGCCAATGGCAAGGCGCGAACGTGCATCACGCCCCTGCGGGCCGAAGAAGCCACCGAGAAGGCCGCCGCCCGGTTGTGTGATAGGATCAGCCATTTAGCCCCCCAAAAGCCCGAAGAAACCACCACGCGCCTTTGCGGCCTCGGCCAAGCGCGGGTCTTTCTTCTGCGTCAGAATATTAAACAGGTTCATAATCGGCGCGGCTTCCGCGTCCTGCGCGATGCCACGGCTGGCCGCCAAGCGAGACAGCACGCCCATGTCCTCGAACGGATCGGCGGGCTGCATCATTGGCTGCGCGGCTGCCATCGGCGTCCCCGGCCCAAAAGCCGTGGTCGGCCCCGGCATAGGTGCTGCGTTCGGGTCAAACTTGCTGGCGATGTTTGCCAGCTTCGCGCCATACTGCGGATCGGTCGCATATCCAGACTTTGCCATCTCGGCGATCTGGTCCTCAATCCCAACAGCCGACAGCACGCCGCCGTAACGCGGGTTGCTTAAAAGGAAATCGGCATAATCCTTAAAGGACTGCTCTGGGCTTTCGTAGCCGCGAAAAGACGCAGGCTGGCTGACCATGCGGCCATTCTCAAACTCAGAAGTTTGCAAAGTCTGCCCGCCGGAGCGGCCATGCGACTTGATGCCAAAGTAGTTCATGCCGGGCGCACTTCTGCCATACCCGGTTTCAAGCGCGGCCTGAGCCAAGACCAAGCGGGGGTCAAGGCCAGTGCGCTCAGAAACCTCTTGAGCGTAGGGTAGGAAGCGGCTGTAGAACTCTTCTGGCGTCATTACAGCGCCCCAAGGCCAAGAGACAGATAGTTAAACAGGCCCGGACGCTGGGTCTGCGTCGATGTGTTTTGCCCCATGTTGGCCGCACCGACAGCCGCCAGAGGCGCCGACAGCGAAGCCATAGGCGCACCCGTGAAGCCGCCATACTGCGCGCGTGCGGCGTCGATCAGGGCCTGATTGATGGCCTGCTGCATCGTGCCGAACTGCTGCTGTTGCTGGTTGATGGATTGGCCCATGTTGAAGCCCTGCTGCGACAGGTTGCCAAGCTGGCCTGCGGCTGCAAGGCCACGCTGTGCCGCCTGCGCCTCTGCCGACTGATTGGCCAGCGCGGCCTGCATTGCGGCCTGTTGGTTTGCCTGCTGCCCTTGGAGGCCAAGCTGTTGACCAAACTCTGCGGCGCGACCGCCTGCGGCTTGGTTGGCCAAAGCCGCCTGCATTTGATTGGCCACGTCCTGTTGGGATGCGCCGAGTGCAGTTTGGAAGCCTTGCTGGCGAAGCTGGGCTGCGAGTTGGCCGCCCTGTTGTGCGAAGGCGCGGTTGGTTTCAGCCTCGGCAATGCCCTGACGCGATCCGCCGAAAGCGCGGGCAGCGGTGGCCTGAGCGCCAAGCTGATTTTGCTGCATCAGGCGCTGGCGTTCCAGATCGGCCATCGAAGCGTCAATGACTTGCTGGTTGTAGGGGTTCATGTAGGTGTTGATGCCACCGACCGCCGATCCAGCCTGCACGTTTTGCGGGTTGTAGCCAAACTGGGTTCCGACGTTCTGCGCTGCGACATTCATCGGGCGAGCCATGCCCGCCGCCGTCGTGCCTTGCAAAGCGCCGGTCAGCGCCTGTTGAGATTGCTGGAACACGTTGCCGCCGAAGTTGGGGGCCTGCACGTTTTGGGGGTTTGCGCCGCCTGCCATGATTATCTCCGAGTTGCGTTGCTGCCGCCAGACGGCTTACTGCCGCCGGACGCTGGGCCAGACTTCCCGCCCTTGCCTTCTCCGGCTTCGCGCTGGGCTTTACTTGCTGCCGCCCGGTTTGCGGCGCTTGCTGCGGCACGTTCGCGCGTTTCGCGTTCTCTCGCGGCTGTATTAGATGCTGTCGTAACGGTTCTCGCAAGAGCAGGCGCGGGCGCGGCGGCAACAGGTGAAATGCCGACCCGGTTAGCCATGCCAGAAAGCGGGCCGCCGGAGAATGTTGCGCCGCTTGCACCAGCGCCGCCGCCGTCGAACATGTCACGGATGCCAGTGAAGCCGCCAGTGGCCGCTGGGGCCGATGCAGACGATCCGCCACCACCAAACGCCAAAGGCGCGCGATCAGAGCCGCCACGATCAACGACAGGCGCAGGCTGGGGATAGGTCACAGGCGCGGCGGCCATAGGCGGCATGGCCGGAACAGACGATCCAAAGCTGAGAGGCGCGGCACCCGTCTGCGGATTGATGAACATGCCGGTGATTGCGTTGTATTGGCCCGGTGCGCGGCGCTGCAATTCAGCAAGCGACTGATCGTAAAGACCGCCAGACGAGTAGCCCTGCACGCCGCCAGCGAAGGTCTGAGGCGCGGGAATACCCATCGACAGATCGGTGGTCCCGAGGCCAAACGCGCCCGCCGCCGTGTTGATGCCTTGGCCAGCCGCCGTCTGCATGGGCGTCATTGCGGCAACATCTGGGCCGTAATATGGCGTGTACCCAAGGCCAGCCACGTTCTCAGCACGCCCAATATTGCTGCGCGCGGCAGCCTCAAGCCATTCGGGGATTTTGACTTCCGTGGTGGACTTGCCACCCTTGCCGCCGCCGCTCATTCAAAGTCCCTTTCCAACACCGTCATCACTGGCTTGTATCCGTGCTTCGCAAGAACTCGCTCCCAGCCACGTCGCCCAGCGATTGTCATTGAAGTGCAGCCCTGTGTCTTTCCCCAAGCAACGGCGGAGTCAATCATGTTGATGATTGTTTCCATCTCACCACCGGCTAAAAAAACGTGCAGGACACTTTTCTTAGGGTATAACACAATCTCAGTGACAGCGCACCCCTTTTCAGCAGGCCACAACTGCATCCGGCCCGCCAAAATTCCGTCCACAACGTCTTGAAAATCGTGCGATCCGCCGCTGTATTCCAAGGCGTCCTCAATCCACTTGCGGCAATGCTCCAAGAGCGTCATGCCTGCACCCGGCTGATGGCCATTGTAGCCGAGGGCGACGCGGGCGCGTAGGCAGTCGCGGTATGGGCCAACAGCGAGCCGCTTGTGCTGGTCGTGGCCCACATGGCCTCGAGGTAATCATTGGCCGCAAACTGGAAAATCGAGTCTCGGGAGACCACGATGGTCGCGCCGTTGTTGTGCAGGCTGGCCACCATCGTGCTGCCCGTGATGTCGGTCCCGTTGATGCGGGGCCAGAACCGAAACTCCAGCGTGCTGCCGGATGACGAGGTGATCTGCGCCGTGAACGAGATGCGGTACAGGCCGCCCTCAGAAAACACAATGCGCGTGGTGTTCGTCGGGTCTAGAGCGATGTCAGCGGCCAGCGACGGCGCGTCGAACTGGATCGCGTAGGCCGTGTTGGCCGCCGCCGCCGTAATGGTCGCATCCTGAGCGAAAATGGCGTGGCCGTCGCCCAGCACGATCTGCCGCCACTCGTTGTTCTTCGAGATGACCGGGTAGCCGTTCACGTCGTCCCACAGCAAAATGCCGTTGGATGTCGGCGTGGCACCGTCCACCTTGAAGCTGACGTTATCCCAGAACCGCGCCAGAAAGCGGCGCAAATCCTCGCCCCAAAGGCGGAAATCCTGCCCGATAGGTGGGATGCCAAACCTCAACGGCGGCCTCCGGGGATGGCGTCAATGCGCGGAACACCCCAGCGCCAGCTATCATTGGCAGCGCCCGTCACCCGCATCGCAACCTGCCGCCCGGTAAAGCGAACATCGGTCGGCGCGGCCATGCTGTAGGGGCCA